GTACTTCCGAAACAAGGATGGGGAACTGGAGGGTACTCACGACGAGGGGGCCATAGCGTTGGCTGTGGAGATGGTCTCCGACATCAAGCCCGAGTTGCTGGTGCTGGTTGGAGACAATCTGGACCTTCCTGAGTTGGGTAAATACCGTCTGTCTCCAGCCTTCCAACAGACCACCCAAGCGTCGGTGGATCGGGCGACCGAGATATGTGCAGCCCTGCGTGCTGCGGCCCCCGGAGCAGAGATCAAATGGCTGGCGGGCAATCACGAGGAGAGGCTGACCAACTTCATGTTGGACAACGCTGCCGCAGCCTTCGGCATTCGGGTTGGTTCCCAGCCCGACAGTTGGCCGGTGCTCAGTGTTCCCAGTCTGTGCAGGCTGGATGACTTTGATATTGAGTACCTCGCTGGCTACCCAGCCTCCTGTGTGTGGATCAACGAGCACATCAAGGTGATACACGGTGATCTGGTTAGGTCTGGTGGTAGTACTGCCCACGCTTACCTGAAGAGGGAGAAGGTGTCCATTCTGTATGGTCATATCCACCGCAGAGAGTGGGCAGAACAGACACGTGAGGACTACGACGGACCACGCACAGTGGTTGCCGCATCACCGGGGTGCCTCGCCCGTATTGACGGGGCGGTTCCCTCTACAAAGGGTGGCACCGATCTGGACGGCAGGCCCTTGAAGCGACATGAGGACTGGCAGCAGGGTCTGTGTGTTGTGCAGTACGAGCCGGGAGATGGTAAGTTCAACTTGGAGATGGTCACCATCAGAGATGGCTGGGCTATGTACCGAGGAAAGGTGTATTCACAATAACTGGCCGACAATCGGGTATAATATACTCGGCTGGGTCAAACGACTACGGCCACCTCAAATCCCTCAATCAAAGGATTATCTATGTTTAACAGGGACCTCCTAGAACGAGTTGCGTCCACCTTTGCCCAAGCAGCCCTCGGCGCAGTTGGTACCAACAGCGTTCTGGACTTGGGCGTTGACAACTGGAAGATGGTTCTCAGTGCTGGAGCCGCCGCCGCCTTGTCGGTTCTCAAGGGCGCTCTTGCCGCCAAAGTCGGCACCAAGGGTACTGCCTCACTAGTTGACTGAAACCAGTCAGAAACTGGTGTATAGTAGTTACTACTAACTTCCATTGTAGGGTGTGATTCATGGCTGTTGATTTCTGGTCTCCGTCTTATCGGGCTTCGGCTAGTGATCTTACAGTTGCAATCTCCCCCCTCGGCCTAGTTGAACTGGCCGATGAGGAGTTTGAGGTCCACGGTCCACGACTGAACCGTTATTCGGCAGCGTGGGCGTGGTACCTCGGACACCACTGGGCGTACCGACGAGAGTTTGGTGAGTCCCAGTTTTACCTTAATTATGTCCGCACCATGTCGGACTACATCACGAACTTCTGTTTTGGAAAGAGTGTCCAGTTCCGCACCCCTGAACAGAACAACGCCATCATCCCTCACCTGCTAAACAAGGTTTGGGGACAGCACAACAACAAGGAACACGTTCTGTGGGAGATGGGTCAGTTGGCCTCCGTGACAGGGGATTGCTTTGTCAAGGTGGCCTACGAGGAGCCCTACGTAGACCCCATTGGTATTCCTATTCCGGGTAAGATTCGCATTCTTCCCCTTAACCCGGCCCACTGTTTCCCTGAGTACCACCCCCATGACAGGACTAGGCTTCTTCGGTTCAAGTTGAAGTACCGGTTCTGGGGCACGGCTTCAGAGGGCACTCGTCAGGTGTACACCTTCACTGAAATAATCACTGACGATACAGTGGAGCAGTACATCAACGATGAGTTGGTGGACACTTACCCCAATGCCATCGGGCATATCCCAATCGTACACATCCCCAACACGACCATCTCGTCCTCCCCGTGGGGACAGAGTGACATCTGGGACATCATCCCGCTCAACCGAGAGTTGAACGAGAAGATGGCCGAGGTTTCGGACATCATCAACTACCATGCCGCCCCGGTAACCATCATCACCGGAGCCAAGGCGAGTCAGTTGGAGAGGGGTCCGAAGAAGGTTTGGGCTGGGTTGCCCAAGGACAGCAACGTGTTCAACCTTGAATCTCGTGGTGAGATGGCTGGGGCGTTGGAGTACATATCTACGATTAAGCGCACAATGCACGAACTCACTGGCGTGCCTGAATCTGCCCTTGGTCAAACCCAGCCCGTTTCCAATACCAGCGGTGTCGCCTTGGCTATCCAGTATCAGCCAATGATGAATCGTTATAGCATGAAGAAGTCTCACTTCACCAAGGGTCTTGAGAGGGTAAACGAGATCGTTATACGAACGGCAGCCGTATTCCAGCCTGAGTTGTTGATGTACGATCCTTCTGTCTCACACATGCCTGAGAAGGATAATGCCGTTGAACTAGACCCCACAGACCCGCTCACCTATCAAACTACCTGCCACTGGCCAGATCCACTACCAGTGGACGTGCTTATCACGCTCAACGAGGTTCAGGCCAAACTGGCTCTGGGACTTGAGTCCAAGCGTGGTGCCCTCAAACTACTCGGGGAAGAGTTCCCGAACGAGAAGATGTCTGAGGTGTTTGAAGAGCAGATGGATGATGCTCTTGATCAGGGATCGCTGGAAATGTTTAACGCACAGGTTCAGCAGGCCATATTCGCAGCCACCGGAATGCTCCCACCCGAGGGTGCTGCTCCGGTTGGTAACGACTCTTCTGGGTCGGACTCAGAGGGAGAGGGCCCCCTTCCGGGGGTGCCTGCCCTAGGGGTAGACGCAGGGATGTTAGACAACCTGATTCAAAGGGCATACGGTGCTAGGTTCGCCCAGCGTCGTGTTCCCGAAGAAGAATAACCAATAAGTTTAACTAACTAAGACCAAATTAGCCAAACTAGGTAAGGAACAGTCATGGCAGATAATGATTCTGGCGGTAACACGCCTGACGCTGTAGTACTGCCTCCAACAGCGGAGGCAGCCCCAGACAAGACCGATGTGACAGACACTGCGTTTGACATCGGTTCTGAGGAGTCTTCCAACAGTCGATCCTTCTCTGAAGAGGACGTAGAGCGCATACGTACTCAGGAGAAGGACAAGATGTATAAGCGTCTTGAAGACTCAGACCTGAGGGTCAAGGCTCTGGAGGAACAATTAGGCACCCTGTCTACCGAGAGTGAGTCCGCTAAAACTGAGGCTGCACGGCTGGCTAAGGCTGAGTCTGATGCCCTCAGGAAGCGTGAAGAGGAAGAACTCAGCGCCAAGGAACTCATCACCAAGCGTGAGACCGAGTTTGACGAGAAACTCAAGACGGTGGAAACCGAATGGGAGGGACGCCTCGCCAAGATCGAAGAGGAACGTGCCACTCAGGATGCGATGCTTGAAAAGGAGCGTCGTTTCCGTGAACTGGAGGTTTACCACCAGCGGCGCATAACCGAGGAGGGGGAATACATCATTCCTGAACTTCGTGATCTGATCTCCGGTACTAACGAAGATGAGATCGAAAACTCTATTGCGGTACTTAAGGAACGCAGTAGTGCTATACTGGAGTCAATCCAGCAATCTACTCAGCCGAGTGGATTGAGGGGGTCGCCGGTAACGGCTCCCCCCGTCGGGCCAATGGAAACTCAGATGGATCAGCAGCAGACGCTAACAGCGGAGGACATCCGCGACATGCCGATGGAACAGTATATGCAAATGCGGGACAGGCTCCTAAAGGCGCGACCCTCACAAGGTCGCTTTTAACAACATAAACACATAGTCCCCTAACGGAGGAATCCCTAATGGCCCTACCTGCGCCTTCTGGTGGTTCGATTACGACGGCTGCTGACCAGTCTTCGCTAACCGGCTACTCGTCAGATACAGCGCTGACCCCTGCGATTCAGACAATCTGGAGCAAGGAAATCTTGTTTCAGGCTATGCCTGTGCTTCGCTTTGAGCAGTTCGCTGTCAAAAAGACGGAACTTGGCGTTATGCCGGGTCTCACCGTCAACTTCATGCGTTACACCAACCTCGGAGTCGACCAGAATACTGGTGCGACACTGACTGAGGGTACCCGTATGGAGCCCACAGCACTCTCGGCTAGCCAGATCCAGATCACGGTCTCTGAACGTGGTCAGGCTATCTCGGTTACTGAGTTGCTACTCAACGCTTCGTTCGATGACGTTATGGCGTCGTCGTCCCGTCTTCTTGGTCGTCACATGGCCCAGTCGATGGACATTGAGGCACGTAACACCCTGTACAAGGCCGGTATTCCGTTCGGTGGCGGTTCGGCGGTTGCTCCGTCGATCACCTTCGGTCGGACCAAGGCTTCTGGTGCTCGCACCACGGTTTCGCCATACGATGGCGGTACCATTGGTACGGCTGCTGCACCGGGGTACCTCTCCCCCACGACTATCAAGGATGCGGTTGAGACCCTCGCTGCGGAGAACATTCCGCGACTGGGTGACACCTACGTCTGCTTCGTTCACCCGTCGCAGAGCCGCTCCCTGCGTGATTGGCCCGAGTTCATTGAGGTCACGAAGTACGCCGCACCCGGCAACTTCATGCTCGGTGAGATCGGTCGCCTCTACGACGTGGTCTTTATTGAGACCACTCAGGTCACGAAGGGCCTTGACGGTACTGCCGCAGGTTCGGCGCTCTCAGCCCTCGCTGGGTTGGACACCGATGGTGCTTCTGGTATTCAGGAGAACGCCAACGCTTACAACTCCGTGATGATCGGTGACAACTCCTTCGGGCAGGCCATCGCTCTTCCGGTGGAGTTGCGCGATGGTGGCGTGATCGACTTCGGTCGTGAGCATGGCCTCGCTTGGTATGCAATTTGGGGATTCGGTGTTATCACCCACGAGTCCCGAGTTATTATCAATACCCTTGGTGGTGCCATCGCCTAACCTAGGCGCTGGTGTAATCTGGTGTTGCGGGGGGTAGGGGCCTACGAGCCCCTCCCCCTTGCCACCGGTAGGTCCATAACGGAAAGAATAGGATTATACAACCATGGCAGATAAGAAGACTACAAAGAAGTCCCCGACAAAGAAGGCCCCCGCTGCTAAGACTCAGGCTCGCACTGATGAGGCTCACTTCATTGCTGATGACCCCAGTACTCCAGACGTGAACGAAGCGTATGTTCAGGAGGAAGAGTTGGAGGTGGTTGAAACCGCCCCCGTTACTGTCGTTCCTGAAACCAAGCGTGCTCGTGTCAAGGGTACTTGGAGGATGTATTTCTGTGGACAGCCTTGGGACT